CGCGCCGCTTTGAGTTGCGCTTTCCACAGGTCTAGTCTGGTCATTTAAGTTCCTCCATTGCAATATCCGACACCGCCCGCTTGTCATGCAAGGCGGCAAAAATTTTCTCGTCAACCGTTTTGTTGGTGATCATCACGTAGCACCACACAGCGTGCGCTTGGCCTGAGCGGTGCAAACGACCAATGGTCTGTTCGTACAACTCCAGACTCCACGGCAGGGACAGAAACACCATGTGACACCCGCCGTGCTGGAGGTTGAGCCCGTGGCCGGCTGACTTTGGATGGACGGCCAGTAGCCTGACTTGTCCAGCATTCCATCGCTCAATGGCTCGGTCGTCGTCAAGAGTCGTGGGGTTGAACCGGCGCTTGAGCTCGGCAAGCTCCTCTTGGTACTGGTAAACAATGATGGTATTTGCGTGTTGGTTCTCATCTAGCAACTCCTCCAAGCGATCAAACTTATGCGGGCTAAACCATACCGGCGTCTGTGTGACAGTGAATCTGCCGGGTACGTCAGACGCTTGCTTGCGTGTGTCGTAAACGAACCCGCTGGCCATTTGTTGCAGCTTGCCGGTCACGACACCCCCATTGGCCGCTATGGCCTTGGCGTCGGGGAACTCGACCACGAAGTCAGCCTTCATCTTTTCGTAGGGCTTGCGGTCGCTCAGGTCGCAGCGCACCTCGACGACATGCAGCGGTGGCAACTTGTCCTTGTACTCGCCTGGCTCCAATACAAACGTCGCCGGCTTGATCTTGTCCATGACCTTGGCCAGCGAGCCAACCCGTGGCGCCCATTCACCAAACTCCTTGTTGATCAGAACAAAGTACTGCTGCATGAACGCACCCTTGGAGCGGCCCAGCAGGCTCAGGTCGATGATCTTGCACTGGCCGAAGACGTCCTCCAGGCCGTTGCTGGTGAAGCTGCCGGTCAAGCCCCAGCGAATGGGCACGTCTTTGATAATCTTGTCAAACGCCTTGAACCGCGCGCCTGATGGGTTCTTAAGCTTGGTGAGCTCGTCAAACACCAGTCCGTCCACCAACAGGCCGTCACCGGTTACACCACATACATCGGCCAACCATTGCAAGTTGTCGTAGTTAATCACAATCACGTTGGCGTCGCTGTTGAACGCATCGTTGCGCTGCTTGGGCGTGCCGACTGCAATGGCCAGCTTCAAGTGTTTGCTCCACTTGAGTGCTTCAACGGGCCACACGTCGGTGCAAACGCGCTTGGGCGCAACGACCAACCAGCGCTTGACGTGGCCATCTTTGATCATGGCGTCCATGGCCGTCAGCGTGATTGCTGTCTTGCCCGCACCCACTGGGGCCAGCACCATGGCGCGGTCGTGCTCAAACAAAAAGTCAGCCGCTTGCTCTTGGTAGGGTCGAAGGTTCATGCCCAAGCCCAATTTTTTTTGTTGACGTTCCATTGAACAAATTTGGTTTTTTTGCCATTAGGCGACACATAATGCCCAGGTTTACGCCACACGGGCCACCACATGCCATCCGCGTGCACTTCGTACCCCATCTCTAGTGCGGTGCGATAGCTTTGCATATCAAGCACGCCGGGTGCCAAGTACTGAACGGCGTCATTTTTGAATCCATCCATCAATTTGCTCCTTCGTCCACAAACACGCATAGCGCTGGTTGAGCAACGCCATGTCCGACATAAAAATTTTCTGCAAGGGCGACAACCTGCCGCCTTTTGTTTTCAACTCCACGAACCATGTAGTGCCATCAGGCAAACAAGCGATCCTGTCAGCCACACCTTTGCGCCCTGGTGAGGTGAACTTCCACGTCTTGCCGCCCCTGCGCTCCACAGTCCAAACAAAGTATTTTTCGATTTCTTTTTCAAGCATGTCAAAAAGTTTAGCACACTTTTATTTTCTGTGCTACAGTCAAGGCTCATCAACTCAACTAAAGGACACTTCGATGAAACATCTCTTCCTAACTTTGTTGGCCGCTGCCACAGTGGCGCACGCCGACAACTTTGCCGAAACCGACAACCAAGCGGGCGGCAAGATCACCATAATGACCGACGTGTGCGAGGCTGACAAAGCACAGTCCCGCGCTTACTTTTACACCCGTGACGGGCTGACTGAAGAGGGCTGCTGGAAGTACGACGCTGAAACAATCGTCATCGTCTGGGAACGCCAAGGCAAGCGTCGCTATCCCATCAACATGTTTTCGCTCATGGGCGGATATCGTAAATTCAAGGCGTTTTAATCATGGAACTGAAAATCACCACCACCGAAGCAGAGAAAATTCTTTTGGAATGGGCGCAAGCCAAATTCCCAGATGCCTTCAATTCAGTAGAGATCAAAACCTACAGCTACAGCGGCGAAATCAAATTCACTAAAGAGGAAACACCAGATGCAGCACAGTAACATCGTCGGCGGCTCGACCGCCAAGCGCGTCATCAACTGCCCAGGCTCAGTGGCCTTGGTGCAAAAGATGCCGCCCCAGCCCAGCAACAAATACGCCGATGAGGGCACGCTCCTTCACAACGTCATCGCCGACATTGTGATGACCGACAACCCACCTGAGCATTACCTGGGCACCAAGTACGAAGACCAAGTTCTTACGCAAGAGTTGATCGACAACAAGCTCAAAGTGGCCATGGCCGCGCTTGATGAGATCGACCCAACCAAGGAGATGGAAATTGAAGCTGAAACTCGCGTTGGCTTTGGTGATTTACTTCCTGGTGTGTTTGGGTCTACTGACCTTATTGGACGTGTCGGAAACCGTGCAGTTGTTCTTGACTGGAAGTTTGGTGATGGTGTTGCTGTGGAAGTAGAGGAGAACCCGCAGTTGATGTTCTACGCCGCTGCGTCCATGCGCACTGAAGCCGCCAAGTGGGCGTTTGATGGCGTCGATGAGATCGAATGCGTGATCGTGCAGCCGCCCCAGGTCAAGCGCTGGGTGACCACGCCCAAGCGCATCGCTGAGTTTGAATTGCAGTTGGTGCAGGCGGTCAAGCTGGCGCAAAAGCCAGACGCCGAACTCAAGACCGGCGACCACTGCCGCTGGTGTGCGGCCAAACCTATCTGCCCACAGATGACCGGCGCTGTTGACCGGGCGTTGAAGACATCTATCGAGTCCTTGGACGCGCCGCAGATCAGCGCGTATCTGAAGAACGCCGACATGCTGGAGCAGTGGATCGCTGACCTGCGCGCGCTGGCCCTTCAGATGCTGGACAGCGGTGCTAAACTGCCTGATTACAAGTTGGTGGCCAAGCGTGCCATCAGACAGTGGACTGACGAAGACAAGGCCAAAGTCGCCCTGTTCGCGTTCGGTCTCACAGAATCTGAGGTGATGGAGACATCAATCATTTCACCGGCCAAGGCTGAGAAGGCGCTCAAAAAGCGCAAGCAAGCCTTGCCCGATGATCTGGTCGTCGCCGTCAGTTCGGGTACCACCATCGCGTCTGAGAGTGATCCCAGGCCGGCGGTGGTTCAAATCGGGAAGCAACTCACTGCTGCCCTTTCTAAACTTCAATAAGGACTATCATGTCAAATTTAGTTGCGTTCTCTCAGGCGGGCTTGCCCGCAGTCTCCACCCTCTCAACCGCTTTGCGCGCGATCCAAGCAGACGTTGGCCCAGCCGGTACAGTCATCCTCAAAATGGATAAAACTGGCCACTGGGTTTTCGGTGCCGATCAAACCGAAGTGGAAGACGACTCCACCTGGGCCATCAATCCTTTCAGCTTTGTCCACGGCTTCATTGCTTGGGGTGATGGTGAAGTGTTGGCCGAGAAGATGGCGTCGGTGTCCCAACCGTTGCCCGAGCTTGACGAAGCGCCCCCCGGCGCCAAAAAAGGCTGGGAGACACAAGTGGGCATGAGCCTTAAGTGCATCAGCGGCGAAGACAAGGGCATGGAAGCGCGGTATACCACCACGTCAGTGGGCGGCAAACGCGCTGTGCAGACCTTGGCTGTGGCGTTGGCAGAGCAGGTCGAAAAAGACCAAGCAAAGCCAGTGGCAATTGTGAAACTCAAAAAGGATCACTACGCCCACAAGTCCTACGGCAAAATCTACACGCCGGTGTTTGAGGTTGTCGAATGGGTCAGCATGGACGGTGAGCCTGAGGTAGCTGTTGAGGCACCCGCGCCTGCTCCCGCTGGCCGTCGTCGTCGGTCTGCATAATTGAGCCTGGGGGTTGTTAAGACAGCGTTCGAGGATGGCGACGCGCAGGATTTTCTGGCTTTCTCCTGCGCCTTGTTGAAGCCCAAATCGAGACCCCCACCTACACAGTAGAGTAAAAATGGACAAATGTAACTACTGCGGCGCCGTGGAATCCGAGGTGGCAATCCTGTTCCGCTGCATATGCGCGAATTGCTATTCAGCCGCGCCGTTTGAACTCAGACGAAAAATAATTGAAGACGCGGCTAAAAATGCTCTGGCTTGACTTTGAAACCCGTAGCGCCTGCGACCTGAAGGCGGCGGGCGTTTACAACTACGCTCAAGATGCAAGCACCGAAGTGCTGTGCATGTCCTACGCTTTTGGCGATGATGACGTCCAGACATGGATGCCTAACCAACCATTTCCCGCTCAAGTCAAAGATTACAAAGGTGTAATTTACGCCCACAACGCAGCGTTTGAACGCCTCATTTTTTGGTACGTCTTACAAATAAATTTTAAGCTGGAGCAGTTCTACTGCACCGCCACCCAGGCCCGCGCCAACTGCGCGCCGGGTTCGCTTGAAGACGTGGGGCGCTTTGCCGGCGCGTCCATGAAGAAAGACCATCGCGGCTCGCAGTTGATCCGCTTGCTGTGCATACCGCCATTTCGCAACGACCCCGAACTGATGGCCGAGATGGTGGCCTACTGCGAGCAAGACGTCAGGGCCATGCGCTCGATCAGCAAGGCGCTGCGGCCACTGTCAGAGGAAGAGCTGCTCGACTACCACGTCAACGAGCGCATCAACGACCGAGGCGTGTTGGTCGATGTGCCCTTGTGCAAGGCCGCTGTCAAGTACGCCAGCGATGAGTTGGTCGAGATTGAGCAGATCGTGGCCGAGGTCACCGAGGGCGCCATCACCAGCGTGCGCTCCCCCAAGATGCGCCAGTGGGTCATTGAGCGCGTGGGGCCGCAAGCGCTCAAGCTCATGGAGAAGGACGGTAAGTACAGCATCGACAAGACTGTGCGAGCCAATCTTTTAAACTGTGAGGATGTCCCACCCCATGTTCAAGAAGTCATCCAGTGCGCAGACGACCTCTGGGCTTCGTCAGTCGCAAAATTCAGTCGACTTGCAGCTTTGGCAGATATTGAAGATGAGCGAGTCCGAGGAGCGTTTGTCTTTGCTGGAGGCTCGGCTACAGGCCGTGCTTCTAGCTACGGCGCCCAGGTTCACAATTTCACCCGTAAAACCGCTGAAGAACCCGCAGCCGTACGCAACGCTATGGTCAGGGGACACGCCATCGTCCCAACATACGGCAAGCGAGTCACCGACGTCCTCAAGGGGATGCTCAGGCCCGCGCTCATTCCTGCACCCGGCAAACATCTGGTCGTGGCTGACTGGGCGGCGATAGAGGCCCGCGCCAATCCATGGTTGTCTGGCCGTGGGGATGACAAGCTGGCCATCTTCGCCAAAGGCGAGGATGTGTACAAGGTCAACGCTGCCGCCACCTTTGGCGTGCGGGTCGATGAGGTAACGAAAGACCAGCGCCAGATCGGCAAGGTGCAAGAGCTCGCCTGCGGCTTTGCCGGTGGCGTGGGCGCTTTCGCGGCCATGGGCCGCGCCTATGGCGTGCAACTCACTGAGTTTGAATCCAAGCGCATGGTAGACGCATGGCGTAGGGCAAACCCTTGGTCTGTGCCGTATTGGCAAAACCTTGAGGAAGCCTACACCCGCGCCATGCGCAACAAGGGCCATGAGTTCAGCGTGGGCCGGGTTACGTACCTATTCGACGGCCAGCACCTTTGGTATGCTCTGCCCTCCGCGCGGGTGCTGTGCTATCCGTTTGCCAAGCTGGACGCCGATGGTGTGAGCTACGCCAAGGCCGCATGGAAACCAGCAGCAGACGCAAAAGAATGGCCGCGTGCAAGGTTATGGAAAGGCTTGGCGTGTGAGAATATCACGCAGGCAACGGCCAACGATTTGCTACGCCATACCCTGCGCCAGCTTGACGACGTGGTGCTCCACGTCCATGACGAGGTGGTCATTGAGACCGACCGGCCAGAGGAGATGGCTGTGCGATTGAAAGAGGTGATGTGTACGCCGCCCGAGTGGGCCAAGGGCTTGCCCCTTGACGCAGAGGTGGCGATCATGTCGAGATATGGTAAGTAAAAAGCCCGCTGGCAGGCGGGCTCTTAAAGGAGAGACATTTTGGAATTTCTGGATTTTATTACAAAACTTGCCCCAGCAGGCGAAACAGCGTTAATTGTCAGGCAAAAACCACAGTTGAAAGACGGCGAGATACAACTCCACGCCGACGGCGCAGTCAAATGCACATGGCCGGCATTCCTGCCCGACCCCAAGCGCATCAAAGCAGATCAAGCTTGGTATGGCAACACGGCCAGCTTCATCATCGACCGCTTCGCCGAGGGCCGGGTGTCAGCGTCGGCGGCCAATTGCGAGTACATCCTGGTGATGATGCTGGACGACATTGGCACCAAGTCCAAGACCCCACCGCTTGAGCCCACCTGGATCATGGAGACCTCCCCTGGGTCGTTCCAGTGGGGCTACGCCTTCAGCGACCAACCGACCAAGGCCGAATTTAGCGCGGCCATCAAAGCCATCGCCGAGGCGGGCTACACCGACCCTGGCGCCTGCAACCCGGTGCGCAACTTCCGCTTGCCTGGTAGCGTCAACCTTAAACCGGGCCGCGACAACTTCGCCGCGCGCCTGGTGACTTTTCATCCAGAACGCGAATATGCCCTCACAGACATCTGCACCGCCTTGGACGTGACGCCGGTCGAACCCGATTCGCTCACCCTGCGCCCGATTCGCATCTCTGATGATGGCGCCGATGACGTGATGGCGTGGCTCAGTGGCCAAGGTCTGCTCTTGTCCAAGCCCAACGGCGAGGGCTGGGCGGGCGTCATCTGCCCCAACAGTGCCGAGCATACCGACGGCAACCCAGAGGGGCGCTACATGCCCGCCAACCGGGCCTATTGCTGCCTTCACTCGCATTGCGTTGACTTCGATTCCCGCGCCTTTTTGACGTGGGTGGCTGACCAAGGCGGCCCCGCCCACACCCCCGGCTTGCGTGAGGAACTGCTCACCCAAGCCATGGAGTCCGCGCTCTCCAGGCTTGCCCCCACGGCCGACTATCCAGACGAAGCCGCCCGCGTCATCGCCGAGGTGGAGCGCAAAGAACTGGGCCGGGTCGAGAAAAACGAATGGTTCGAGCGCTTCGCCTACGTCCAGACAGATGACGCCTTTTTCGACATGACCGACCGCCGCGAAGTCTCGCGCAACACCTTCAACGCTCTGTACCGGCACATCGATTGCAAATCAATCCATAACGCCAAGCGCCGCATCGAGGCCGCCACATCATTTGATGAGAACCGCCAAGGCAAGGGCGCCAAGTCCCTGGTCGGCATCACCTACGCCGCTGGCGCGTCCGTGCTGGTGGCCCGTGAGGGTCAGGTCTACGGCAACCGATGGCGCGATGCGCGCCCGCAGCCGGTGGCCGGTGACCCGGCCTTGTGGCTGGCGCACGTAGAACGCATGGTGCCCGAGCGGTTTGAGCGCGAGCACCTGCTCAACGCGCTGGCCCATAAAGTCCAGTTTCCAGGCCACAAGATCAATCACGCTATCCTTTTGGGTGGCAACCATGGGTCAGGCAAAGATACCCTGTTCGCCCCCTTCTTCTGGGCCATTGGTGGCCCATCCAAGCACAATTGCTCACTGGTCAAGAACGAAGAGCTCACAAGCCAATGGGGTTATGCGCTTGAGTGCGAAGTGATGGAAATCGCCGAGCTCAGGCAGGCCGAAGCCAAAGACCGCCGCGCCCTTGAGAATACCCTCAAGCCCATCATCGCTGCGCCCCCTGAGCTCCTCATGGTCAACCGAAAAGGGCTCCACCCCTACATGGCCTTGAACCGCGTTTTTGTGATCGCCTTCTCCAATGAGCGCGTGGCCATCTCGATCCCCTCAGAGGATCGGCGCTGGTTCGTCCTTTGGGCCGATGCCCCCAAGCTCCCAGAAGCTCAAGCGGTGAGCCTGTGGAATTGGTACCAGCACCGGGGCGGCTTTGAGGCCGTGGCCCATTACCTGCACACCCGTGACGTGAGCGCGTGGAACCCCAACGCAGCGCCCCCCATGACTGAGGCCAAGTCCATCATGGTCGAGCATGGCATGAGCGGCGCTGAATCGTTTTTGGTTGACCTCATGCGCAGGCGTGCGGGTGAATTCTCGCGTGGGGTCTGTGGTGGCCCCTTTTATGGCCTTTGCGACCGCTTGCAAGGCATCGCCCCCACGGGCACCAAGGTCGTCCAGGCCGCGCTATTGCACGCCTTCAAAGAGGCCGGGTGGATCGACATGGGCCGCATTAAATCGCGCGACCATGACACAAAGAAGCACGTTTTCTGCGCGCCGGAACTTAGTGAGTATTCCCGCTCTGACCTTCGGCGCATGGTCGAGCCCGTATAAGACAGTGCCCCCGCCTACGGCGTGGACACAAAAAAAGCCCCCGTGAGGGGGCTTGTGAGGGTTGGCAACTGCTTAAAGGTCAAGCAGCAGTGCCAGTATAGCGGCCAAAATGACCGCGCAAATTAGCGCCATGCTGCCACCAATGGCGCGGCATCATACGCAGGGGCAGGGCAGGCCACAGTGAAAAGCCCCGCGCCCCGCTTGATGCGCCCCCAGGCATCTTTTCGATTTTGGTTTACGAGCTCCCCCCGCTTGACCGCGCCATAGACTTGATCGCGCGTGAACCCCTCCGCTTCGATCTCCACCATGGTGCGCGGTGTCTCGCAAAAATCAATTAGAGTCATGGCGCGCCCCTTTGTATTCGGCCCATTCGGCCGGCGTCATGGCATAGGCGCCCGGCGTGGGCGTGGCGCGCTGCGCCCCATTGGGCTCGCGCGTATGCACTACCACCCGGCCGCTGGCCAGCGTAACCGGCCCGGCCGGCGGCGCCCATGGCGCCAAAGCGCGCTTAAATATAAGGTGCAGCATCTTCCACCTCCCATGCCGCATCTTCGCCGCTTGGCACCGTGGGCGCGGTGCTCAGGGGTTGCCAATCCCACTTAGTCAGGTTCTTTTTAGCGTTGAGCGTTTCATAGGCTTGCACATAGTCGGCGGTTGACATGGTTGCATCAAAGACCGGGTAGAAGCGCTTCTCCGCGCCTTTGCTCTTTAGTTTGCGATGCTTACCGGTGCATTTTGCGTGATGCGCGAAAATGTCCGCGCGGTTGGTTTTGTATGTGGTTTTTCCGATTGTGATCATGCTGTTTGCTCCAAAGTTACGCAATCGCAGTAACACGCGCAGCCATAATTAGCCGGGCAGTGAGAATCATGGGTTAGCGTTACATAAAACACCCGCCGACTGCTTGGCCCTTGGTAGACTTCGCCCCCGTGCTTACGGGCTGAATTTTCTGCTTGCGTGCGGTTTATGTACGTGTACGGGTACAGATTACCGTCTTTCAATGGCCGGGCTAATACATGTACCCCATTATTTAATTTATAAGTTTGCATGGTTTACCCTTACTTTATTAGAACGTCAAAATAAGCCAGCGCGCACACTGTGAGCGCGGCCGCGATGATCAAGGCTGCGAAAATGTCTCTCATAGGTTCCCCAAAAAAAAGTGGTCAAAATCAAAAACGGCCACATAGAACCCGCGTGGGCTCGCGTGTACTTCGTATAACCATGCGTCCGCGTCCTGAGCGGCCAGCGTATCAGCCAGGGCCTGCGCGGCCCCCTTCGTGGTGTAGTAGGTCATATGGTGCAACACCCGCAACATGGCGCGTCTTCGCACCGGCCCCGTGGGTTTCGATAGAACGTGGTCGGGCCGGTTTCACCAAAAAAGGTTATCTCGCCCGGCTCGCCCGTGATCCATGCGCGCCGGGTGGCCGTGCAATATTGAATCTCGTCACCCGGGTATATAGGCGCGCCGGTGCGCGCGTCTTTACCCTTGTATTTTGCGCGCATGGTTTTAATCATTTGGCACCCCCAATATCGTCATGGAACCCCATCCACAATTCAGCGCCGATGATGTCCCCCATCAGCCACCAGCCCACACTTTGAGAATTTGGCATGGCCCCATAAATGTGGACTAAATCATTTCGATCAATTCGATAATTTCGTGCGCCATACTTAGCGCGCAGCGCTTCGCGTAATTTTGCGTGTTTCATGGTTTACCCTTTTCGTTTAGTTGATTGACGTGCACCAATGCGCGCCCCGATACGGACCCCAAAGGGTCCGCATAAGGTCAAGCATTGGCCAGGCGCAGATTAATCACCCGGTGGCGTGAGCCATGGGCAGGGAATCCCACAATGGCCGCGCGCTGGCGCTGGCACAGCTGGCAGCTGGCGCAGGACACGTCAGCGCGCTGGGTGGCGGGGCAGATAACCACCGGGCGGCCAGCTGGCGTAGTGGTGTTGCTGGTTTGCGTTGAAGGCAACACCACCACCACCGGGCCCGCGTTTTGATCGGCCAGCGCGTCAGCGTCAACTAAATCATTGGCTGACAGATTGACAGTGAAACCCCACGCGTTGGCGTGGCGTATCCATGCGATGCTGGCCGCGTCACGATGGTGCGAATACGTAAAACCGCGCTTGCCTTGGTTCGCGGCCACCAATTGGCCGAGCTTGACAGCGTCAATCGACCCGCTGACCGTGGGCAGATCGCCCGCTTGATTGTGGCGCCACAGCTGGCCATCGGGCAGCTGCGCGATGGTCTCGCAGAATTGACCCCATGACGTGCCGCGCGTGCCCGCGCTGACTGCAGCCCAATGCAAAGCCAGCGGGCCACTGGCCGCATAGCACTCAGCGCGCATGGCGCAGTCTGGCGGGCATGATGCCTTTTCGGTGGTGCTGACAGGGATCGGGCCGGTTTTCGCATTTGCGCTTTTCATTGTGATGTGAACTTGCATGGTATTTGACCTTTCGATTATTTGAGTAAATGAACGGCCAGGCGCGCAGCCTGGCCGGGTTGAAATTAGGCGCGCCGGCCGATAAAGAATTCAGGGTTTGACACCACTTTATACGCCAGCGCCAGCGCCAGGATTTCATTTTGCTGGCTTGTTTTGCGCGCGCTGCGATACATCGCAGACAATCCGCGCGCCAGGTAGTCATCACCAAGTGACGCACTGTAGGTGATGATTTTGGTGGCTTCGCGCAGCTGGCTTTTGTTAAGTGTGGACATGTTGACCCTTCGTTTAGTTGATGCCGGTGCGAATCTGCGCCGGTGAAGATAATGTAAGGCATTGCCTTGCACTTGTCAAGGATTATTTTATAGGGACAAACCCTAATGCGTTGTGGACAATGTGGGTGAGCGCGTGGGTAGTCGGTGGACAAGTGTGGACAAGCGGCCAGCACGTTATTTTGCCTATGAAAAACCTACTTTGTGGACAATGTGGGCAAGGTGTTTTGATGTTAGTTGATTTAAAAATGTATGTAATACTAAGTAGCTACACAGTAGGTGTATGGCTCACGAATGCTCACAAGCCCCCGTTTCAGACGCAAAAAAAAACGCGTGGGTACATTGCCCACATGACCCTCCACTAAAGTACTACACGGCCAAAAAACCCCACGGCCAGCGAGCCACCGGGTCTTGTGGGCACTGCCCACATTGCCCCCCACTAAAGTACTACATTGTAAGTTTTTGTAAGGTTGCTGGCTGCGTGCCCGGTTGCCGTTTGCTGTTTGCTTGATGCCCCCCGGGTAGGGCCGAGCGCCGAAGGCCACGGCAGCGGAGGGGCCACAAACAAAATTTTTTATAGCCCACATTGCCCACACGACCCACAGATTTTTAAAAATTTTTGTTATATTCGGCACATGTTTGAAAGCCTACCTTTTGCACCGCGCAAGGTCGAAGCGACTGAGGCGCGTTTGCACCGCATCTACGAAGCCGCCAAGCTGGGGCTGAAAGGCGACTCGTTGGCGTTGGCCTCTGGCATGCTGCCCGCCGAGTACCGGCAACTGGTGCAGCTTGACCCCATCGCGGAGATGGCAGCGCAAAAGGGCAAGGCAGACGCCGAGATGGAAATGTCCCAGTGCTTGCACAAGGCGGCGCGAGAGGGCGACTCCAAGGCGGCGTTAGCCATACTCCAAAACGTCCACGGCTGGGTGGCCAAGCAATCTATCACTATTGATGTTGATCAGCGCATATCAGTTACCCAGGCGCTGCGCGACGCTGAGTCCAGGGTCATCGACGTTATCGCCCACGCGCCCAGCCCTAAATTGGATTTAACACATGCAGAGCACCAAGTACAGCGCTGAAGACGAACAAGAGTTGATGGCCCGGCTGTGGAGCCCAGCGATCAAGGACAACCCGCTGGCGTTTGTGATGTTTGCTTTTCCCTGGGGCGTCAAGGGCACGCCACTGGAAAACTTCCAAGGGCCGCGCAAATGGCAGCGCGAGGTGTTGCTGGACATTGCCGAGCACATCAAACTGAACCAGGGCAAGGCAGACTTTGATGTGCTGCAAGAAGCTATCTCATCTGGCCGGGGTATTGGCAAGTCGGCGCTGGTCTCATGGATCACGATCTGGATGTTGGCCACGCGCATCGGCTCGACGACTATCATATCGGCTAACTCCGAGTCACAACTCAGGTCAATCACTTGGGCCGAGATCACCAAATGGCTGGCCATGGCCATCAACTCGCACTGGTTTGAGGTGTCAGCCACCCGCGTCATGCCGGCCAAGTGGCTGACTGAGCTTGTTGAGCGGGATTTGAAAAAAGGCACGCGGTACTGGGGCGTGGAAGGGCGGTTGTGGTCGGCCGAGAACCCTGACGCTTACGCTGGTGTGCACAACTTTGACGGTGTGCTGGTGGTTTTTGACGAAGCGTCCGGTATCGACGACTCAATCTGGGCGGTGACCGGCGGTTTCTTTACAGAAAACACGCCAAACCGCTTCTGGTTGGCTTTTTCCAACCCACGGCGCAACACCGGGTACTTTTACGAAGCGTTTAACAGCAAACGGGCGTTCTGGCGCACCAGGATTGTGGACGCCAGGACGGTCGAGGGCACCGACAAGGCGGTTTACAACCGAATCATTGACGAATATGGGCCTGACTCATCACAAGCGCACGTTGAGGTTTACGGCATGTTCCCCAGTGCGGGGGATGACCAGTTCATCGGCGCCGACATAGTGGACGACGCCATGGCCCGGCCCAAGTACAAGGATCAGTCGGCGCCAATCGTAATCGGCGTAGACCCAGCGCGGTTCGGAGCGGACGCTACGGTGATCGCGGTCAGGCAAGGGCGGGATATTGTCAAGATAATGCGGCACAGAGGCGACGACACCATGACGGTGGTGGGGTATGTGATCGAAGCAATTGAGGAATTTAAGCCTGCGCTGGTCGTGATTGACGAAGGCGGGCTGGGCGCGGGTATTGTGGACAGGCTCAAAGAGCAGCGGTACAAGGTCAAGGGCATAAACTTTGGAAATAAAGCCAAAAACCCGATCATGTACGGTAATATGCGCGCGCAGATGTGGGGAGATATGCGAGAATGGCTGAAATCTGCTAGTATTCCTAGCGACAGGTTCTTGAAGACGGACTTGATTTCGCCTATGATGAAGCCTGATTCACGGGGAACAATCTTCTTGGAAAGCAAAAAAGAAATGAAAGCTCGCGGTCTTGCCTCACCCGACGCTGCTGACGCTATCTGCGTCACATTTGCCTTTCCAGTGGCACATCGTGAGTATGCTGAACCCAAGCGCACCGCTAGAAGCTACGGTAGCGCAGTGTCTACAGGATGGATGGGCGCATGAAAAAAGGTGTTTCTTTAAGCGTGGGTCGCGGCGAAAAGTTGCCGGTGTCCAAGGGCGCAGGTCTGACTGAGAAGGGCCGCGCTAAGTACAACGCCGCCACAGGCTCCAACCTCAAGGCGCCAGCACCCAGCCCCAAGACCAAAGCAGATGCTGGCCGCAAAGCCAGTTTCTGCGCCCGCATGGAAGGCGTAGTCAAGCATGCCAAAGGCGATGCTGAACGCGCCAAAGCGTCACTCAAACGATGGAAGTGTTAATATGGCTACCAAACCCGGCTTGTATAGTAATATCCACGCAAAACAGGCACGTATCGCCGCTGGCAGTAAAGAGAAGATGAGGAAGCCTGGCTCGCCCGGCGCGCCCACTGCCAAAGCGTTTAAAGAGTCGGCCAAAACTGCAAAGAAGAAGTAACATGCCGCTTGTCAAATCCAAATCCCCCGAAGCATTCCGCAAGAACGTCAAGGCCGAAGTCAAAGCGGGCAAGCCCGTCAAGCAGGCCGTGGCCATTGCATACGCAGTCAAACGTGCAGCCCCGAAAGGAAAGAAATGAAAACTCTTGCACCCATTGCCAAATTGAACAGCCGCGAACCCAAAATGTCGGGCGGCGGTATGCCTGACCGCAACAAAGAGACCCGTTCACCCACTGCCAACTGCAATGCCACAATTCCATCGGGCAACAATGTCAAGGCAACGGTGGACAAAGTCCTTAATAAGATCAAATAATGGCAGACTTCACAGGCATTGCGGCTGCTGGCGCAGTGGCCGAAGGCGGTAAACCCAAGAAAAGCGCGTCTGACATCCTGGCCACAGCCCGTGCTAGGCTGGATATGGCGGTGTCCGCGCTTGCCGAGAGCCGCGAAGATGAGATCGACGACCTGCGCTTTTATGCCGGCTCGCCCGACAACCACTGGCAGTGGCCCGCCGATGTGCTGGCCACCCGTGGCGCGGTGCAAGGTCAAACCATCAACGCCCGCCCGTGTCTGACAATCAACAAGCTGCCCCAGCATGTGCGCCAGGTCACCAACGACCAGCGCCAGAACCGGCCAGGCGCCAAAGTCATCCCGGTGGACGACAACGCCGACGTGGAAGTGGCCGATATTTTTAACGGCATGATTCGGCACATTGAGTACATCAGCGACGCTGATGTGGCCTACGACACTGCCTGCGAAAACCAAGTTTCTTACGGCGAAGGCTACCTTCGCCTGTTGACCGAGTATTGCGACGACAACACGTTTGACCAAGACATCAAGATTGGCCGGGTGCGCAACTCCTTTTCGGTCTACATGGATCCAACCATCCAAGACCCGACCGGCGCGGACGCCAAGTATTGTTTTGTCACTGAAGACTTGACCAAAGCCGAGTTTGAGCGGATGTACCCCGATGCGTCGCCCATCACCACCTTGCAGTCGCTGGGTGTGGGCGATCAGTCGATCAGCAACTGGCTCAATGAAGACACGATCCGCATTGCTGATTACTACTACATTGACTTTGACCCCGCAACGTTGAACCTGTATCCCGGCAACGCTACGGCGTTTGAGGGTACGCCAGAGGACAAGCAACTGCGGGCGATCTACGGCAAGCCTAAGAAGTCACGCCAATCTGACCGCCAAAAAGTCAAGTACTGCAAGATCAATGGGTACGAAATTCTTGAAGAGCGCGAGTGGGCGGGCAAGTACATTCCCGTGATCCGCATCGTGGGCAACGAATTTGAGGTTGACGGTCGTTTGTACGTGTCGGGTTTGGTGCGCAACGCCAAAGATGCCCAGCGCATGTACAACTACTGGGTGTCCCAAGAAGCCGAGATGTTGGCCTTGGCGCCCAAAGCCCCATTTATTGGCTACGGTGGCCAGTTTGAGGGCTATGAGAACCAGTGGAAAACCGCCAACACGCAAAACTGGCCGTATTTGGAGGTCAATCCAGACGTTACAGACGGCCAAGGCGGCATGTTGCCGCTACCCCAGCGGGCACAGCCTCCAATGGCATCCAGCGGCCTATTGCAAGCCAAGGCAGGGGCGTCTGAAGACATCAAGAGCACCACAGGTCAATACAACGCATCTTTGGGAATGGGCTCCAACGAACGCAGCGGCAAAGCCATTCTGGCCCGCCAGCGCGAAGGCGATGTGGGCACATACCATTATGGGGACAATTTGGCTCGCGGTGTGCGCCATGTGGCTCGTCAGTTGGTGGACTTGATCCCCAAAATTTACGATACCCAGCGCATCGCTCGCATCATCGGTGAAGATGGCGAGACCAAGATGGTTAAGATCAACCCCGATCAAGAGCAGCCGGTCAACAAGATTGTTGATGAGCGCGGGATTGTGATGGAAAAAATCTACAACCCCGGCGTTGGCAAATACGACGTGGTGGCGATCACTGGCCCAGGCTACGCGACCAAACGTCAAGAGGCACTGGAAGCAATGGCACAACTGTTGCAAGGAAACCCTCAACTGTGGGCTGTGGCCGGTGACCTGTTTGTCAAGAACATGGATTGGCCTGGCGCCCAAGAGATGTCTAAGCGTTTTGCCAAGACCATTGATCCCAAGTTCATGTCAGATGGCGATGACAATCCAGCATTGCAGGCGGCCCAGCAGCAGATGCAGGCTATGGGCCAAGAGATGGAGCAGATGCACCAGATGATTCAAAATGTCGGCAAGTCCATCGAAGCGCAAGACATGGAGCGCAAGGACTTTGAGGCCCAGGTCAAGGCGTACGAAGCTGAGACCAAGCGTTTGGCTCAAGTGCAGGCAAGCATGTCACCAGAGCAAATTCAAGATATAGTCTTGGGCACGGTGCATGGCATGATCACATCCGGAGACCTGGTGAATGAAATGCCTGGCCGAGATCAGAGTGAGATGATGCCCGAAATGATGCCTCAACAACAGATGATGCCCGAACAACAAGGGATGCCACAATGAAAGCGTGCGATTTTGTAGGGTTGCTGTTTCTTGCCCGAGATGTGACGCATAGCGTTCACTTGAACACCCGCAGCTATTCCAAACACAAGGCTTTGGCGCACTTTTATGAGCGCATCATTGATGCTGCTGATAACTTTGCTGAAAGCTATCAAGGCCGGCATGGTTTGATGGGGCCAATTACTTTGCATTCGGCAAAGAAGACAGCTAACATCATTGAGTTTTTGGAAGACTCGTTAAAAGAAATTGAAGATTGCCGGTATGAAGTAGCTGACAAATCCGACTCATCTTTGCAGCAGCTCATTGACAACATCATTGAGATTTATCTTCGCACTCTGTACAAACTCCGCTTTTTGGCATAAGGACGCATCATGGAACTTCTGAATCCGCTATCACAAACTGGTTTTCCTGGCCGCACCGCGTCTTACAGCGGTTCTGCGGGCAATACTGCTGATTGGGGCTCTGGCCCTGAAGGCGTGATGGTCTGGTCTACGACCCCTTGCTATGTAGAGATTGGCCCTGCTGCGGTTGCAACAACTGGCAGCACCCCAATTCCTGCATACACCCCGATCCCGTTTTATTTGCCTATGGGCACTGGCGCTCCTTTCCGCGTAAGCGCCATCCGTATTGCGGATGACGGCGCAATCTATTGCAAACCGATTAACAAGCAATGAGTTTTGGTGTCGCTCTTCGCAACGCAGTAGCCATTGGTCTTGGCGGTATTGCCACGCTGGTTTCTGGAAAGCATGCCGAGATCATTATTGGCAATTTGTTGTGCGAAAACAATGACAATCTCGTCCAAGAGGACGGTGGTTTGATTCTTTTGGAGTGACCTAAATGGCCGTCTTTCTTTCCCCTGTGGGCGGCGCTGCGGCCCAGTTCTTCACCAACAGCGGCGTGATCCTGTCTGGCGGCAAGCTATACACCTACGCAGCCGGCACAACCACACCAAAAGTAACATACACGTCTTCTAGCGGTAATACGGCGCATACTAACCCAATTATTTTGGACTCTGCGGGGCGCGTGCCTGGCGGTGAAATATGGTTGTTGCCGCCCCCGTATAAATTTTCGTTATACACATCAACAGATGTGCTTATTGCGACTTATGACAACATCTCTGGCATTGGCGCGGCTGAGTTTTTAGTTCAAAATTTTACCGGCACAGGATCACAAACAGTATTTACATTAAGTTCCGCATCATTGGGTGAAAACTTTACCTTTGTTTATATTAACGGCGTATACCAGCAAAAAAATACGTATACCATTTCGGGTACAACGTTGACATTTTCAACAGCACCGCCGTATACTTCATCCATTGAAGTCATGTTCGTTTAAGGAATTATCATGGCAGATACAAAAATCTCAGCATTACCCGCGTCAACAACCCCGCTTGCGGGCACCGAAGTTCTGCCTATTGTTCAGAGCAGCTCAACCAAACAAGTTTCAGTTGCTAACTTGACTGCTGGTCGATCTTTTGATGCTTTGGGTATGACCTTGACGTCAACAGATGCAGGCGCCGCCGCCGCACCAATACTTGATCTGTATAGAGATTCAGCAAGTCCAGCGGCATCCGACACACTGGGTGAAATTGAATTTAATGGTGAAGATTCTGCTGGCAACAAGCAATCCTACGGTCTAATTCACGCATCTATTCTCAGCCCAACTTCAACCGCCGAACAAGGACAGCTTCACTTTGAGACTGCAACTGCCGGTGCATTGACTGAAAAGATGATTATTGGCACGACCAATCTTGTGATTAACGAGATCGGTGCAGTCTTTAACGTGCGGATTGAAGGCGACACAGATGCAAACTTGTTTTATACCGATGCAACAAATAGTCGTGTAGGTATTGGCACAGTAAGCCCTGCTGAAAAATTAGATGTTGTAGGTAAGATTAAACTGTCTGACAACCTAGTCATTGGCACATCTGGCAAAGGAATTTCTTATCCAGTTCCTGCTGGCGGTTTCGCTTTAGCCCCAGCTTTCAGTGCGTATGGCGATGCTATTCAAAGTTTGGCAAATAATACGGCAACAAAAGTTGCTTACAATGTATCTGTATTTGATACCAATTCAAATTACAGCACAGCAAATGCAAGATTTACCCCAACAGTTGCAGGGTACTATCAAGTTAATTGCTTGGCATCATGCTCAATAGTTTTAACATCATCGTTACAACTAGCTATATATAAAAATGGTGCTGTATATCAAAATTTATACACTGATTACAATGGTGGTGCTGCTATTGCTAGTCACACAGATTTTACTATGACTGGTTCAAACCTTGTTTACTTAAACGGTTCTACTGATTACATTGAAATTTATGCTACCGCTTCTAATGGTGGTGGTAGCACATCAATAAATGGTTATTCATCTAGACCTGACGTAAATTATTTCAACGCTGTAATGGTTCGCGCCGCCTAACACAAAGGAAACTAAAATGATTTTATACGATAAAATTGTCCGCATATATCCAACACTTAATCCAGCCGACTTTTATCCAGTTACTGGAACAATTGTCTTGCAAAATGATAGTGATGGTAAAGGCGATTACATTAAAGAATGGAATCACCCTGTATTGTCAAAGCCTACGCAAATACAACTTGACGCAATTAATGAATAAGCAAAAAGGTAATTGATTATGGCACTTACTAAAGTTAGTTACTCAATGATAAATGGTTCGCCATTTAACATTTTAGACTTTGGTGCTGACCCAACAGGGCAGACAGATAGCACAACCGCAATTCAAAATGCGATTAACGCTGCTTCTGCCGCAACTCCAGTAGGAAGTTCATCGTCTGGCTCAACGGGAAATGCTAGGACAACGTTATTTTTTCCCGCTGGTGTTTATGTTATTTCTTCAACTCTTGCTATCCAGCCTTTTGTTAATTATGTAGGGGTAAGATCAACTACAGTTGATTCAAGTCCAAATGCACCAACAAGTTCATACCCAGATTCAAGGGGAACTATCTTAAGAGCAACTACGGCCATATATAACGCTTCAACAAATCCGCGTGGCACGTTATTTTATGTTGCAACAGGCGATGTAACTTTTAGAGATTTACAATTAGTTGGCACAGGTCAATTAACAGGTAACGGCAGTACAGGTATCCAATGGGGCTCATCTGGCGGCGTTGCGGTAACAGGGATTTCTTACGAAACCGATGGTACTGGGCAAAACGTTAGCGGCGTTGAAATGTCAAGATGTACGTTCTATTCTTTTGTAAGCGGTTTTTATTCCTGTGCTTTAAATGACGCTTATTTTTATCAAACAAGGTTTGAATCAAATACTACTGATATAAATTGGGCATTAAATATAGTTGTTCCAATTAGCCAATCGGCTCAATTTTTTGGATGTGTATTTTTTGCTCATGTATCTGGAATGGCTTTTGGTGTGGGGCCAAGTTACGAGGTAAATGTTTCTGGTGGGACTTTTGCAGGAACACAATCTAATACTCAACATATTACCGTAACTAATGCAAGTTCAGCACCAGTTTTAAGTTTAATATTTGAAGGGGTTCTTTTTTCTTTTAATAGCAATACGAATACGTATCATTTTTATATTGCTGGCTACTATGTAGGTGCTACCAATACCTTACAAGTATCTAATTGTAGATTTACTGGCGGTGCTATTGTAATTTCAAAAGCAAGCGGCGCTGATTTATTTACACGTTGGCAATTTAGTAACTGCACTTATATTCAAACAAATATTGTATTAAATGAAACGCAATACGGTCAAATCAAAGGCGGCATATTCTTATTATCAGGAATAACAATAACTACTTCAACAAATCTACTTATTAGAGATTGCATATTGCAAGGTTTTTCTGGCAATGCAATTAGCGTAGGGGGTGCAAATTGCGGTAATAATCAATTTATCAATAACACTTTCAACGGAAACGCTGGTGACATTGCTATTTTCAATAGTGCCACGAACGACACTATTTTTATGGAAAATAATGTTGGTTTATCGGCAGTTCCGTCTAGAGGCAAAACAATTGATTTTGTTAATAACATTACGTTTGCAAACCTTGGCGCTCCAGCTAACGGTTCAATGATCTACTGTCCTGATGGAACAATTGCAAACCCTGTAGCGGGTGGCGGTACAGGTTGTCTGGCTAAACGACTTAACGGTGTTTGGGTTGGAGACTAAAAGAAGATCAACGCATGAAGTAATTGCCACTTACCAAACATCTCAAATTCCAGCATAATGCTGACAAACCCTTACCGGCGAGGTTCACCGGGGAATCTTAGGATTCATTGAAATGACTGAAGAAGTCCAACAAAACCTAGCGGAAGTTGACTCCGCGCCAGCAACGGAAGTGACGGCCACTCCTGAGACTGTAGAAAATGCGCCGGTAGTCGCTGATGAGCAAAAAGAACCTTCAAGGGTTTTTACCCAAGAAGAACTGGATGCAGCCATCGGTAAGCGGCTTGCGAGAGAACAGCGTAAGTGGGAAAGAGAGCAGACTCAAAGGCAAGCGGAAACGCAGGCATTGAGAGCGCCAGCAGACATCCCGCCGGTTGATCAGTTTGAAAGCCCCGAAGCCTATGCAGACGCATTGGCTTACAAAAAGGCTGAAGAGCTGCTTGCCCAGCGTGAACATGCCCGGCAGCAATCTGAAATTCTTGAGACCTACCACGAGAAGGAAGAAGAAGCTCGGAACAAATACGATGACTTTGAACAAGTCGCGTACAACCCGAAACTTCCAATCACGACCGTGATGGCTCAGTCGATTCAAGCCTCGGACGTTGGCCCTGAAGTAGCTTACTACCTCGGTGCAAACCCCAAGGAAGCAGATCGAATCTCCCGTCTTGCACCTATCTTGCAGGCCAAGGAAATTGGAAGGATTGAGGCCAAATTGGCCAGCGATCCACCAGTGAAGAAAACGACATCCGCGCCAGCACCGATTTCTCCCGTGACGGCTCGCTCCTCTGGAGCGCCGGCTTATGACACGACTGATCCTCGGTCTACCAAGACCATGAGTGCCTCAGAGTGGATTGACGCCGAACGAGCCCGACAGATGAAAAAGATGCAGGCAACCCGCTAAATTTTTAAAGGACTTTTTCCATGGCTAACAGTATCTTAACCATCGACATGATCACGCGCAAAGCGCTTGAGATTCTCGAAAACAACCTTGTGTTGACCCGTAACGTGAACCGTCAGTACGACGACAGCTTTGCTGTTGAAGGTGCCAAGATTGGTTCGACCCTGCGCATTCGCCTGCCTGATCGCGCTTTGGTGACCGACGGTGCCGCCTTGCAAGTTCAAGACGACAACGAGCAATTCACCACCTTGACCGTGGCCAGCCAAAAGCACATCGGTGTCAACTTCACATCTGCTGAATTGACCATGCAATTGGATGACTTCGCAGAGCGTGTGTTGAAGCCTCGTATTAGCCAGTTGGCCAGTTCCATCGACGCTGATGTCGCCAATGCTTACAAGAGCATCGGTAACACTGTGGGCACCCCTGGCACCACTCCTTCGACTTCTTTGGTGCTGTTGCAAGCCCAGCAGAAGCTCAACGAGAACGCCGCTGTGATGAGCCCCCGTTATGCCACCGTCAACCCCGCCGCTAACGCTGGTTTGGTCGAAGGCATGAAAGGTCTGTTTAACCCCACCGACACCATCAGCCGCCAATTCAAAAACGGCATGATGGGCATGGGCGTGTTGGGCTTTGACGAGATCAACATGTCTCAGTCAATCAAGCAGCACACCACCGGCACTCGCGTTGCTACCGGCACCGTTACTGCTGCCGCTGTGACCGCTGAAGGTTCTGCAACGCTGACGCTGACTGTTGGTACTGGTGAAACCATCGCCGTTGGTGACGTGTTCACGATTGCTGACTGCTTTGCTGTGAACCCACAGACCCGTGAGTCCACCGGCTCGCTGTTCCAGTTTGTGGCTTTGGCATCAACGACCTCCACTACCACCGCTACCGTGACCGTGGCTCCGATGTACTCGGCCAACCATGCTCTGGCTACCATGCTGACTTTGCCAGCTAACGCTAAGGCCGTGGTGTTTGTGGGTGCTGCCTCAACCCAGTACCCCCAAAACTTGGTCTACCACAAGGACGCTATCACGTTCGCTACCGCTGACTTGTTGCTGCCCCAGGGCGTAGACATGGCCGCGCGTGCCGTCCACAACGGCATCAGCTTGCGTGTGGTTCGCCAGTACGACATCAACAACGACCGTATGCCTTGCCGTATCGACGTGTTGTACGGTTTTTCCACCATTCGTCCTCAGATGGCCTGCCGCATTTGGGGTTGATCTGAAACGGGGCTTTGGCCCCTTTCTTCGTAACATCTTTTTGAAGGAAATTTATCATGGCTTTACCTAATGGCGCAGGTGGTTATCAAGTCGGTGCTGGCAACCGTCAAGAAACCCTTATGAGTGCAATGGCTGCACCGCAAACCGCAACTACAACCGCAACTTTGACCGCCGCTCAAGTGGTCAACCAGATGCTGGTTGCAAACCCCGGTTCTGGTGCTCCCGCCGTTTACACTTTGCCCACCGCAGCGTTGATCGACGCCGCCGTGCCCAACGCCACCGTTGGCAGCACGTTTGATCTGTCGCTGGTTAACATCGGCACCAGTTCGGGCACCGCAGCACTGGCAACCGCTACCGGCATCACCGACGGCGGCAACGCTTTCGTTGCGCTGGCGATCACAACTAGCGCAATGTTCCGGTTCCTTAAAACCGGCGACGCTGCGTACACTGTGTACAAAATGGCCTAAACCTAATGGGGGCGTTTGCCCCCATTTTTCCCTTTTGGAACTGATAAAGGAATTTAATCATGGCAAATAACAAACCCATTGGCGTTGCATACGCCGATCCCCAACTGGATTCGTTTCAAATTGGCGCAGCTAACGATCCAATTGCGATCACTTCTGCTGGTGTCCTCAACGGCGCGTATGCCACCACTTCGGCAACGTCGGGCGACACTCGCCTTAACTTTAACCGGCTAACCTTCACTTCGACTGGCTCTGGTGAAACTGCCCGTTTCTTGACCCGTGTAACTGGCGCAAACGCTGCCACTGCCGGCACAATCAACGGCGCACACGTCAGCACATCGGTCAACACTGGCGGCACCATTAGCGGCGCGGCCAACGCCATTCGTGCAACCATTGGTGGCACGTCTACCAACCCCGGCGGCACCTTGGCGGCCTTGCAACTGGACTCTGACTTTGCCTCTGGCGGTACTTGGAGCAATGCATCCTTCTTGCGCGTGACCAACTCAGGCACGGGCGAAGTGGGCAATTTTGCGCTGATGCCTGCGGTCAGTGCAACTGGTGTGTTCCGCGCTAAGGTGGGTTCGCCCGTGGTCAGCCATACCATCCCCGTGGTTAGCGGCGGTACGACGTACTACATCATGGTCAGCACGATTGCCTGATGGTAATCACCAAAGAATTTCTCATTGGGGAAATTCAATCGCTTGAGCAAGAGATTAAAAAGGCGCAAACCTTTCTGACTCAAGCTCAAGCGGTTTTGAACGCCTATCAAATGCTTGCTCGTAGATTGGATGAGCCAGAACCAACACCCACGGAAGAATAATGCCTATCATTTACATGTCTCACCCCGTCCACGGCGCAAAGATTGCGTCGATGGAACTTGAAGCCGAGAACGATGAAAGAAATGGCTGGACACGATATACTCTTGACACGCCTGATGTTGTTGAAGAGGC